CTAAATAGTAAGGATAAGAAACCACAATTATTATGGCAGAGTTATTCGGTTTCTCGTTTAAGAAGAATCAAGAGAAGAGTCGTGCTCCGTCTCCTATCCAACCATCTTCTGACGATGGAGCTACGAGTTATATTGCAGGAGGTTACTATGGTCAGTATCTTGACCTAGACGGTAACTTCAAGACTGAGTATGACATGGTGAAGAAATATCGTACGATGGCAATGCATCCAGAAGTGGACAGTGCCATTGAAGATATTATACATGAGGCAATCGTTGCTGATCAGAACGATAGTCCTGTGCAAATTAACTTAGATAACTTAGAAGTTAGTGACGCAGTAAAAAATATAATCAGAGACGAGTTCGATTACATTAAAAACTTATTCGGATTCGATAGCAAAGCTCATGAGATGTTCCGCAGATGGTATATTGATGGGCGTATGTATTATCATAAGGTTATTGATTTAGATAATCCTGCTGATGGTATTAAAGAATTACGTTACGTAGATCCTCATAAGATTAAGAAAGTAAGGCAGATAACAAAACCAAAAACTGCAGATGAGTTTATGAAGTATGACTTCGGTAAAGGCGAAGAGTATTTCCTATACAATCCAAAAGGTCTAAACAATACATCTGCAAACAGCGGAATTAGAATTGCAAAAGATGCTATAACATATTGCACATCAGGTATCATGGATACGAATAGAAATATCGTATTGTCATACTTGCATAAAGGTATTAAAGTTCTCAACCAGTTACGTATGATTGAGGACTCTCTTGTTATCTACAGAATATCAAGAGCACCAGAACGTAGAATATTCTACATTGACGTAGGTAATCTACCAAAACAAAAAGCGGAAACATACCTCCGTGAGGTAATGGGTCGCTATAGAAACAAATTAGTTTATGACGCACAAACAGGAGAGGTAAGAGATGACAGAAAATACATGTCGATGCTCGAAGACTTCTGGTTACCCAGAAGAGAGGGCGGTAGAGGAACTGAGATCACTACGTTACCAGGTGGACAAAATCTTGGAGAACTTACGGACATCCAGTACTTCCAAACTAAACTTTATAAGGCACTGAACGTACCAGCTGGTCGTTTAGAATCAGGACAAGCATTTAACATTGGAAGATCTTCAGAGATCATGCGTGATGAACTGAAGTTCACTAAGTTTGTGGGTAAACTCCGCAAGAAATTTAGTGAGATGTTCCAAGACATTCTTAAGACTCAACTCATTCTAAAAGGTGTAATCACACCAGAGGACTGGGATGATATGAAGGAGCATATACAGTACGATTACTTATATGACAATCACTTTACAGAACTTAAGAATATTGAAATGTTAAACGAGAAGTTGAATGTAATCACTGCCATGGAACCATACATGGGACGTTACTTCTCAACTGAGTATGTACGTACAAACATACTCGGTCAGTCTGAAGTCGAGAAAAAAGAACTTGACGTACAGATGAAGGATGATATTTCTTCAGGTAAAATCATTGACCCATTAGATGCAGTTGCTATGGATAATCAAGCCATGGATGACGAAAAACAAAATGCGGAACTTGATCAAGAAATGAAGAGAGCTCAGATAAAATCTACCAAAGAAAAGGGTACCACTAACCCCTCTGGTAGTACCAGAACCCCTGCTAAAAGTGGGAATGGTAATAAATAACATTACGTAACACATTTATTATGCCTTCACAAGAACGAGAACTCGTTGATTTGCTTTGGAACGACGACCAGGCTGATGCTCTGGGAAAACTCAAAGACATGCTACAAGTGAAAGCTGCTATGGCAGTAGACGCTAGTAAGCAAGGTGTTGCTGACAGGATGTTTCCGCATGTACCCGATGAGGGTGAAGTGGAACCTGACCCAGAGGCACTAGAAAACCCTACCGCTGAATTAGAGGAACCATCTGATGAAACTGATAACGGAACAGAACAATGATATAGAGGTTCTTACCGAAGAAAAAGACGGTAAGAAATCAACCTATATCAAAGGAGTATTCTTACAAACTGAGATCACCAACCGCAATGGTAGAATGTACAAGTTCGATACCATGAATCGTGAGGTGTCAAAGTATAATGAGGAGTTCGTTAACAGAGGTAGAGCTTTAGGTGAGTTAGGTCACCCAGAAGGTCCTACACTTAACCTAGATAGAGTGTCACATAAAATTGTTGAACTTTACCCAGAAGGAACTAACTTCATAGGTAAGGCAAAACTTATGGAAACACCCATGGGTAAAATCGCTAAGTCATTGCTAGACGAGGGCGTACAACTGGGAGTCTCTTCTAGAGGTCTCGGTTCAATCAAGAAAGAAGGTAGTTGTTCTGTGGTAGCAGATGACTTCATTCTATCCACTGCTGCGGACATCGTAGCAGATCCTTCAGCACCTGATGCATTTGTAGAAGGTATATACGAAGGGCGTGAGTGGATCACTGTAGATGGCAAAGTCAAGGAGCGTACAATCGAAGAGATTAAGGCTACTATTGACAACGCACCAAATCCACAAGAACTTCAAGAGAGAAAGATTTCCGCGTTTGCGACTTTCTTAAGAAGTATATAAATTATAAATAAAAATAGTAAATTACCGCAGATCTTATTTCGTAGGAGAAACCATGTCCACAATAGATGAAAAATTTGAGAAACTCATCGCGGAAAAGAAAGCAACTGAAGCTGTAGCTGAGGAAGCATCTGAACCAAAAACCGAAGTTTCTGAAGACGCAGCAACAGGCAATACTGCCATTACTGGTGGTGCTGTGCCACAACAAAAGTCAGACCTAAAGAACGATGCCATTGAGGTAGGTGGTTCTTCTAAGGAAAAACCTGAAGGTCCTGATAACGTTGGTAAAAAAGCAGCAGCTCCTGTAGGAGTAGAGAAAGACAAGACCTTGAAGATGAAACCATCTGGTGCATCATCATCAATGCCTGGTGCTTTATCAGCTAAAATCTTTGACGACGTGGAAGTCGAAGGAGATGTGGTAACTGAAGACAGCAGTGAAGACATCGATGCAGTACTTAAAGGTGCTGATCTAGATGAAGACTTCACAGCAAAAGCAAAGACTGTCTTTGAAGCAGCTGTAGACGCAAGAGTCGCAGCAAAGATTGACTCCCTTAAGGAGCAAGCAGCAGCAAAATTCGTTGAAGAAATCGAATCAATGAAAGACGAGTTTGCTGGCCGCGTAGAGAATTTCCTCCAGTACGCTTGCGATGAGTGGCTCAAGGAGAACGAACTTGCAGTAGAGCAAGGTCTCCGCACTGAAGTCACTGAGACGTTCATGGAAGGATTAAGGAAATTGTTCATCGAATCAAACATCAATGTTCCAGATGATAAACTGGATCTTGCTGCTGAGATGAGCGAGAAAATAGATGAAATGGAAGACCGACTTAACGAACAGGTTAAGAAGAACGTCGAACTTCACGAGGTAGTGGGTACCTATCGTAAACATGAGATTTTGAGTGAACTTACCAGAGGTCTCGCAGAGACACAGAAGGATAAGTTTAAATCCCTTGCCGATGCAGTCGAGTTCAAATCTGACGAGTCGTACCGTGAGAAGCTAGGTCAGATCAAGGAATCATACTTTGGTGCTCCAAAGGCAGAGACCGTGACTGAGGTTGCTTCAGAAGAATCTGCACCAGAGGCAGAAAAACAACTTGAATCAATTAGTGAGAGCATGGCATCATATGTCGAGCAACTTGCTAAGAGGATTTAATTCACTCTCTTAAACTAACATTTTAAAATGTTCAATACAGAAAAACTACAGGAGAAGTGGAATCCCGTACTAAAGCATGATGGTCTTCCTGAGATTAAGGATAACTATCGTAAAGCGGTTACCGCACAACTCCTAGAGAACCAAGAAAGGTTCATGCGTGAGGAAAAGAATATCCTCACAGAGGCACCTACTAACGCAGGTCCTATCAACACTCCTACTACTGGTAGTGGTGCTAACTTCGGTTTCGACCCAATTCTTATTAGCTTGATTCGTCGTGCTATGCCTAAGCTTATTGCTTATGACATCGCAGGTGTTCAGCCTATGAATGGTCCTACTGGATTGATCTTCGCAATGAGATCACGCTACGTTAACCAGACAGGTAACGAGGCATTCTTCGATGAGCCAGACGCACAGTTCTCTGGTACCGACGGAGCTACTCCTCCAACAGCAACAACTGAGAAAAACCCAGGTTT